CAAAGTTTTTTCCTGAAGGGTTAGGGGAAGTACCATCCAAATCAAAAGCAAGAGTGATAAATTCTTCTGGAGAAACTTTTCTTCCCATAAAAGAAATGTCTCCAAAATCTTTTGCAATAGTTTTATCACTCACAATATCTTTAAAATATTTTTTCCAATACTTTAATTGTGCCTCAGTGAATTTTCCATTTAAGGGAATATTATAATTGATTTCTTCTTTTGTATATTTTTTAACAAGATCTGCCATCTTTGGAGCAGGAATAGCACCATTTCTAGCAGTAGCATTTACATATTTTCCTTTGTTATTAGGAACTCTATCTCTAGGTTCTGTAGCATGAGCAGAAACACTAGATACCTTACTTTCCCAGTAATACCTTTTAATGTATTTTCCAGCTTTGAATTGTGCTTCAAAGGTTAGTGAATTTCCTGCAAAATCCGTTTCACCTCCCCTCTTTGTAATTTCCATGTAGGTGAACATTTTACCTATAATATCACCTTCATGAACTTCAATTCCATCAGGACCAACATTTAAATTTGTTTCATAGACATGAGATTCAGGTTCTGCTTTTGTTGGTTTTTTAAGAGAAATTCCTATAAGTTTTTTATCTTTTAGAAGTTTGCTCAAATAAGCATTTACTGTTCCAACATAAACTTCTGGAGCAGTTGTTCCATCAGAAAATTCTTTTTGTAAAGAGTCAACCACTTTTTTAATTTTGAGTTCATCTGATGCCTTTACCATATAAACATCTGTGGTATTCCAACTGTCTTTCTTGCCAGTAAAAATTTTTTGCTGATTTTTGTTGAAGCTATTCCAAATATAATCATATATATCAGTATCTTTATTAGATGGAAGAGTTTTTGTTTTTCCACCATATCTTGCATATTTCCAAGAAGTATCTTCAGTACCTTCAGAATGAGAAAGATATTTTACAAGTGCTCTTGCTTGTTTGAGTAGACCTTCATACCACTCTTTATCCATGTTAGGAAATTCTTTTTTCAAATCTTCAAAAAGAATTAAATCTTTGTTGGGAGTTAAGTTAGCACCTTTTTCCACAGCATGATAAAAAGTTACTATTGAAGCTGCTTCAAATAAATCTGTTTCTGCTGCCATGGTTATTAAAAAGAGAAAAATGGGTTTAATTTTTTAGTTCCTGGGTGAAATGAATATTTACTACTTACAATACTGTTTTTATTAAACTTGGCTTCTGGCTGAATTTCATAATAAGGTTTTGAACTTCTTATTGAGAATCTAACTAATAAATTTCCTGTTCCATTTAACATAGGAACATTAGTAAGTCCAAAGGCATCATGTTCAGTCATTCTAAAAAAATTATCTCCTAATTGTATGTAGTCTGCTGGAGATGTTTTGCCTGTCATGTAATGCAGTTTAGCCAGTTCAGCCATATTTACATTTTTACTTTCAAAAATATATTGACCACCTCTTATTCCCCCCCCATTAGACAAAAATTGTTTAAGTTGTTCTTTGGATGGAGACACATCAGCATATTCTTTTAAATCTCCAGAAGTTGTTGGTATCTTTAATTTATCTAGGGGTATTTTAGTAAATTCAGACAACTCTTTTACAATATTTTTTGTTATCGTTGAAGAATTAAGTTTATCTACTATAAATTGGGCTCCAGCACCAGGATTAGTAGCTCCCCACTGTCCTGAAGATGTAATATTGTAATTAAATCTTGTACTCACAATTTGTGGATATTCTCCACTCCTACTAGCCATCTTAACTTCAACCCAAGCAGATAAATTTCCTCTTTTAACTTTTACATCAGAGTAATGAACACTTGCTACAGGTCTTACTGCAGTAAGACCTTTTATTTTATCAATTTCCTCCGCAATCGATACTTCGTATCTATCAGACTCTTTTGGCATGGGGTTTATTATTATCTATAAAATTTTTTTAAAAATACTATCTATCATCATCAGCACGATTCTCAGAATAGAAGACATCAAAAGCACCACCAGGATAACGCTTCTCTAGTTTAGATACATTGCGTGCAACCACTTGATCAATGGGAGTTTCCAGTGCAATACATGCTTGCATAACATACCACATCAGATCACCAAGTTCAATAATCAGGTGCTCTTTGTTATCAGCATTCCAGGGTTTGCCTTGGAAAATCATCTTCTTAATAATCTCAAGGAACTCACCACCCTCTGCATTGATACCAACACCAGCAGTAAGCAGTCGTTCAATGTTGGCACCTTTCTCATCCAGTTCAACAATACGATCTGAGAAAGCAACAAAGTCTGTAGAAGCATCAGAAGTTACTGCATCAACAAACTGTTGGTACTTGTTAAAATCAACTTGTTCAGTCATTAGAATTTAAAACCTGCGAATTTACTTTGTTTTGGTTCATCTTCATAAGTATACTCTTCATCTTGTCCAGAGTCAAGAATATCCTCTTGTGCCTTTTGTTCACAATCATAGAGTCTCATCTTTGCCCTATCAATACCAACAATGAACCTTTTGTTGACTGATAGATCATTGTATCTGTTCTTCAATTGCTTCACCATAATTTGTCCCAAGTTCTCAAGCTCTTCTGTAGAAATAAGGGCAAACATAAGATCAGCAGTAGCAGGGAGACCAAAGGACTCAGAAGTGTCAGTAAGCTCAACATCACTGCTACCATAACCAGAACGAGTGGTCTGCGTGGCAGAAACGATAGGGACGTTTGCCTCAACAGCCAACCCTCTAAGCTCCTCAGCAATAGCTTTGATATAGCTATATGAATTGACAGAAAAATTCGACTTATACCTTGAGGAAGCACATATATTAAGGTAATCAACGAAAATAATATCAGGTCTAAATGATTTCTTAAGTGCAAGCTCATTAAGAAGTGATTTAAAGTGTCCACTATGTGCTGATGCTGTAGGGTACTCCTTAATAATTAGCGTACCTTGAGTCTTCTTGGCAAGAGTATTAACTTTATTCTCAAACATTTTCTTAGGGATATCACCAATATCCCTAATGTTTACATTCAAGAGGTTCGCGTCAATTCTTTCAGCAATCCTGTCCTCTGCCATTTCAAGTGTAATGTAGAGAACGTTGCGCCCTTGCAAGAGGATGGAGCTAGCCATGTGGCACATGAATAGACTTTTGCCGACACCTGTACCAGCAAGAGCGACGTTGAGAGTCTTATTAGGGAGACCACCTTTCGTGATCTTGTTAAAGTATTCAAGATCAAATGGGATCTTGTCCTCTTTCTTGTGGTATAATTCATATCTTTGTTCGTAGTCATTTAGATAGTCATGTCCAATGTGATTGTCAAAACTTACTCCTAGTGCTTGTTGGAGAATTGTTGGGATTGCATCTCTAGATTTCTTATCATCTTGACCATCTGCAATCTTAATAGACTCCATCAAAGCAAGATAGATGGCACGATCTCTACACCACTTCTCAGTGGTATCAACCAACCAATTATTTTCAACTGGAGAATTATCTAGAGAAGAAACATAATCACAAATTGTTTTATAGGTTTCTTCTGTGATATCAGTTCTGTTTTCAGTTTCAATCAACAGAACTTCTTTTGTTGCAAGATCATCATAAGACATGATGAACTTACAGATCTCTTGAAAAACTACCTTCTCATGAAGATTGTCAAAGTATTCTTCCTTTAGGAAAGGTAGAACTTTCCTGCAGTAATCATTATTAAAAAGTAAATTTCTAAGAATTGTAGTTTCTACTTTCTCCATCAATAAAAGTCCTAAGGATTGCGTTTGTGATGGGGGACATCAAAAACAAAAGTGATTCTTGGAACGTCCCCTATATTTACTGCACTGTGTGGCAGTTTATTATTAAACCAGAACAGTGTCCCTGGTTCTACAATGATGGTCTCATCACCAACAGTATACTGGTATTTCCCTTGGATGGAAAGATGGTATCTGTCTTTGGTTAGGTAATAAGTTCCCTCATCAATATGAAAACCAACTTCTGCCCCAACAGGAAGTTTAAGGAAAGCACATCTACGATACTTTTTAAAATGCTTGTTTAAGATCTTAAAAACTTCTGTATGTCTTTTGTATGCTGGTGCTTCAATACAAATCTCAGTGTTGAATGCCATTTCTCCAGGGTTCTTAACACCACCCATAATCAATTGGAGAACATCAACAGTAGTCTTGTACTTTGATGGATCTACCTGTTCAGTTTTACCAGCAGACTTTTGAGAACCCCAATCATCTGGATTGTCTTCAATCTGCTGTAAAACTTTAGATACATCAATTCCTGTCTTGATAATCCTAATATTATCCATATGAGAATTCTTTCTGTGCAGTCTCATCAAGTGCCTGCATTACTTCAGGAGTGAAATACTTTTCTGGTTCTGCAAGTATTTGTTTGGCATAGAGTTTTTTGCCTTGGATCTCATATCTGCCTGCAACATTTTTCCAGAGACCGCCCAGTTCACCGAGTTCAAGAAGACCATAATATCTATCAAGACCACGCTCATCATAATACAGACGAACTTCCACATCTTTGTTCTCCTTGCTCAAACGCGACTTAGCAGTCTTTGCCTTGATAATGTTTCCAACAATTTCTGTTCCATCTTTCTCTTTCTTCTTAGATAGGTAAATGATGGTGCTAGCAGCGTACTTAAGACCACTGCCACCACCCATCTCTTTAGTAGGAACGTAAGCACCAATGACATCATAAGTGTGGTTAGTAACAATCATAGGAATGTTTGCTTGTCCCAACTTAAGAGTAATCATACGAAATGCACCTTTGACCAATTGAGATTTGGTCATGTCACGAACTTGTTTGTCGTTCAGAGCATCAGTGATTTCTTTCTCAGTGGAAAGCATTCCTAAGGAGTCTAGGACAAACATGCATGGTTTGCGCTCATCTAAAGGTTTTTTTAAGTATAGGTCAACTGCCTTGAGTGCCTTGCCACGAAAATCTTCAATGGTTACAACATTGACAACAACCAATCTAGTTGTATCAATTCCCCTTGACTCTAGTAGAGATTTGGTAATAGCAGCCTCAGTGTCAAAATAGAGGCAGTAACCATCAGGGTTGGTATCAAGAAAATTCTTAACCACAGCGAGAGAGAAGAAAGTCTTTCCAGTAGAAGACTCTCCAGCAATAGCAGTAATCTTATTCCCAGATACACCACCAAATACACTACCTGAGACCAGTGCATTAAAAATGTACGAACCTGTGTCAACATAAGTTTCAGTTTCATCAATCTCAGCAGCAAGTTGTGTATACTCACCACCAATTTCTTTTACAATATCTTTAAGAAAATCCATAGTTATACAAAGAAGGACTGTAGAGTGTTTGTTTTTTCAGTTCTCCAATTGATACATTGCAGAATAGACTTCAATGGCTCAAGGAAACTTTTATCAAACTGAAGTTCATAATCAACATACTTACCAATATTCAATTCTTTTGGGAACTGTTGAATGAAGGAGATTACATTTTCATGCAGTGGATTAGGTTTCTTCAAATAGCAGAACTTAATCTTTTCTCCATTGTTGATAACTGGATATTTATTGTCCAGTCTATTTTTCTTAGTATGGTAATTATACAGTAGAACACCTCTAATGTGAATGGGAGTTCCCTTCTCATAGATTGAGTTTACTGATTTATATTTGCTGATATTATTAGCAGTCCTTGGGAATGAAATTTCCTCTGGAGGTAAGTTATAGAACTTCTTCTTACTGCTAGCAATGAAGTCAATCATATCATCTTCAGTTTTTGTCATGATGATTTTGAATGCTTCTTTAATCATAGACCTACAAGGTGCAGGTGTTGAAGACTTGACTGCTTCCATGCCCATGATTTTAAGTTTAGGTTCAGAATACCTAACACCCTCAGAGTCCCATACATTAAGGATATATCTTTTCTTTGCAGTCCAGATACCCCTCTCTGCAATGTTCTCCCTCTTCATCTGCATCTTCTGATCATACGCATGTACATACGTCGCCAGTTCCTGGTAACTCTTATCAATGAATGGTTCAATCTGGCTCTTGCAAGCTTTATCGAGAAAGTCAACGATTTTCCCTTTATCAGATACTCCGTCAGGAAAGATGTGGTCAACCAGAGAACCAAGACGTAGGTAGATAGAGTCAGTATCAGAGGCAATG